GCACGACGCAGTTCGCCTCTTTCGTTACATATAAGAGTGCTTTTCTCCGAATATCCGCTTGTTTGTTAAACAGGTTTCAATAATGTGTGATGCGTGAAGTTTTGAGGATGGTTTTTTGCCGGAGTATCCGAGAGATTGAATAAATAGGAGTTGTTTTTCCGATGGTAATTGTCTGCTCATTCGCTCTCTGGGTGGAATGAGAATTTTTTGCGTCCGTAGAAACGCATCTTCTCTGCGTATTTTTTCCCAATTAAAGCCTTTCATAAAAAACCCTCGCCTGGATACAGGCACAGATTCGCGTCAGAAACCTGTACCCATGCGAGGGTTGCGAATCTGTCTGTATCCAAACTATATTATTATTCCTCTTCCTTGTCAAGTTCCTTGTTGTCCTCTGCTTCTCCGATCATCTCGCTCATCTTGTCTTTTTTCTTTCCCATCATGCCGGAGATGTCCTCATTGTCTTTGGATTGCTTTGCACCTTCCATCATGCCTTCCATGAGGTCTATGTCGTAGTAGGTGCAGGATTTTCCGTCATGCTCTTCGCTGCGCACTCCGGTTACTTTTGCCTTAACCGTGAGGACTATCTCATCGCCGACCTCTACTCCTTTAAGGTCCGGCATCTGGTCGGAATCAATGTAGAGATGAGGGTAGGAAACATCATCTTTTGTGGATGGGACCGGCTCTACTTGCGGTTTCTCCATTTTTTTACCCATGTCCGTCATTTTGTTCATAGTTATCTGATGCTCACTTCAAGGTCAAGGGATTCCTCAACCTCTCCGCTTGCGACAATTTTAATGATGTCATCCGGCATAAGCACCTGTTCAACCACAATGCGCGTTACTGCGTTTTCATTAACCGGCGTGGATTCAAACAGAAGGTCGCTATCCGCGTCAAGGATTGATACCGTCATGGTGATGCTTCCCGTGAAGTCCGGGGCATTGATGATGATTGCGCTACACATTCCGCCCTCTCCGCCGATTGCCTCGGTCAGTTCATTGGCTCCTCCGCCGGTAAGCGTACCTGAACCGGATACCGTTGTGTGTGCGGCACTTTCGGTAAATACCACCGAATTTCCTGCTTCTCCGATTGTCAGAGCGACAATGAGTTGCGTTGTGTCTGTGTTGGTAGTTGCCTGCGCCTGCGCATTGGCTGTGGTTCCGGTTGAATAGAGCGTCCCTTCTCCTGCTGCGCCGTTGACTGCGGCTTTTAAGTTATCAAGCATTGCTGCCGCAGATGCGCCGATTAACACTTCATTGACAACTGCCGGATCCGAAAGCGCGGTTTTGAAAGTGTAGGTTTTGCTTCCGATGGTTATGGTGTCGCCGTCATCTGCGACTGTTCCGTCCGATGTGATGGTTCCCTGCGCATAGGCAAGACTCTCATCAAAGGTGAGGGTTTTTTTCACCGGAAGGATGTGGTCAAGATTTATTCTGTTGCTCATACTGTGATTAGACAATTATTATTTTCTTCTGTCAAGTGCTTCATTTGAAAATAACATTTTCGTTCGTTGCAATCTCCGCGTGTTTCTTCCATACGCTCCGTTTTGGTTCGTAGTTCATCTCCGCCATAAGTTCCCATGCTTTTTTCATGTCCGGGTTGACAAGGATTGCCTGCAATATGGTGCGGCGCGCACGCTCTCCTTCGTATGCCTTCCATAACGACAGAGCTTTGAAGTAGTAGGCTTCCGCTTTTTCCCATATCCATGTTGACACCGGCAAGTACTTGTCAAACCAAAGAATTGCGTTGCCGTAGTCGCCATGTAAATATAGCTCCCGCGCATAGTAAAACTTCTCCCGCACAAGGTTGGGGTTTTTGTCCAGTTCTTTTTTGAGGATGCGCGTTGCCTGCAATGGGTCTTTCTTATGGTTTGGAGAAACACCGGCAAATAAAACAATGTCGCTCATCATTTGTCCCGGCACGCTCAAATACTCATGGGATGCGCCGATGTAAAAATGCGCCGGAGTATTGCGGAACAGCCGGGGTTCGTAGTGCGAGTGGGGCGGGTAAGACATGGTTACATCAATAACCGAGTGTTCCGTGGTTTCAATCAACCTGCGGATTTTATCCAGTCCGCCGGGTTCAAGCGTTTCGTCGCAGTCAATCCGCAGTATCCAGTCTTTTGTGCATTTCGTCAGCGCGTGGTTTCTCGCTTTTGAGAAGTGGTCCTCCCATGTATAGTCGGTAAAAAGTTTAACATCATGCGCGTTGGCGATTTCAATGGTTTTGTCCGTAGAGCCGGTATCTGCAAAAACTATTTCATCTATGCCCTTGAGGGAGGAAAGGCAGTTGCCGACCATCGCTTCTTCATTCTTGGCGATAATGTATGCGCCAACAGTCTGCATACAAACAGTATAGAAGAAAAATTAAGTATGTTCAACCTGAACAAGATTTGGGTTCCAGTACATGACATCCGCGCTGTAGGCAACTCCGAGTATCTGCGTTACGCTATCCGTTGTGGTTGGCGCGGTTTGCGTCATGGCTCCTGCGGTTTCTGAAAGGTAGATAAGCCCGCCAACTGTCCAGTTGAACGCGCTGTCATCGCGCATCAGTCCGTGGATGCCGAATGAACCGGAAGCATCTGCATTGATGGTTCCCAATGCAATTACTATTGCCGATGAAGTTGCGATTGCAGAAGCGTCTGCTTTCCACATTTTCCCATCCGATTTTCTGTAGCAGACATTACCAATGGTAAGGTTTTCTCCTGCGGTTGCGGTCATGGTAATTCCCGAAAAGGAATCATCTGCGAGAGAAGGATCAAATGCTGATGGACCGGTCGGTCCGGTGGGACCGGTAGAACCTGTTGGACCTGTCGCACCTGTCGCACCTGTAGCGCCCGTGGCTCCGGTGTTTCCTGTTGCGCCAGTCGGTCCTGTAGGTCCGGTTGGACCAGTTGCTCCTGCGGCTCCTGTATCGCCGGTAGCTCCCGTAGGTCCTGTCGCTCCGGTTGGTCCGGTCGCACCGGTTGAACCTGTTGACCCTGTAGGTCCTGTTGCGCCGGTGGGACCAGTGGGACCGATAGATACAAATTCCTCCCAATATGTAGCATTCGGGGGTTCCTGATTGAGATTGCCCCGTATTGCCACATACGAGGTTCCGCTGTTTTCAACGATGTCGCCGATGTTGTAGGAAGTAGCTGCGCTCCATGCGCCTTTCCATCTCACGGGTCCGCCTTGTTCGTAGTAGGTCATATACCCGTATTAGATTATTTTATTTCCGTTCTGTCAAGAAGGTTAATAAGAATAGTCGCCGATATGTTTTATGTCTATGGTCGGATCGCACCAAATGTCAAAACCCGCCTCGTGGACTTTCTTGCAGAAGTACACATCCTCGCCGAGTTCCTGCCCGTTCCAGTTTTCAAAATAGAACCACGGGTCGGGAATCTTTTTTAAGACCTCAACATTGATGAGCATGAATCCCGGAGCCATGGCAAAAACCTTGAAAGGTTTGTCGGGTATAAACTCCGGTACATAAAGTTTTCCTTCCGATATCTGTGAAAAGGTCGGGGATTTCGGCAGCTGCCTGCGGTAGTACAATGCTCCGACTACATCGCGGTTGTGTGTAAAAAGCCGATTCACCGAATCCGGCGGAAAAGTTAAATCTCCATCAACAAGCATAAGGTGTGTGGCTTCTCCATTGATTGCTCCGGATACTATTTTATTGCGTGAGTAATGGCAGTATGCGCCTTCATGCACCACCAGCTTATACGAAAACGGCAGCCGTGAAAAAGCTGAAACAAACGACATGAAGGTTTTTGTTTTTATCATTCCCCATGAGTGCATACCGACAAAGAGCTTTGGTGTCATAGTTTTTTTAAGATAAGCTGGTATCCGACATGGATGATTTCTGTTTTATTTTCATAGCTTGCGCAGAACCCGTTGATTGCCGCGCGCGGCATTTTCCATTCCTCCGAATATGGCCGCCATTGGTAATCGTCAAAGATCATAATACCGCCGGATTTAAGAAGCGGGAAGGAGAGAACCGCATCGGACAATACATCGGCGGCATAATGCGATCCGTCAATATAGATGACATCAAATGCGTTTCCTTCCATTATGCGGAGCCAGTCCTGTGACATTCCCTTTTTTACAATTATCCTGTTGTTATATGCCTCAATGTTTTTGCGAAATCTGGTTTCCAAACCAACGCTCATATCTTTTCCGTGTTCATCGGATGCCTTAAATGTATCAATGACGATAATGTCGCAATATTCTCCGGTCAGTATATTTTCCAAAAGCCAGATGGTAGCCCTTCCTTCAAAACATCCTATTTCAAGAAAATGAAGGTTCGGTTTCTCTTTGTATGGCGCGAGTATCCGTTCCCAGATTCGGATATTGCCGGTAAACCAGTCGGCGGTAAAATTAGGCTCGTTCATAAAGTTCCTTGTCTTTTTGGTACACTTCCCAATCATGCTTGTAATAGGTATGATTTCCGACATGACCGAGTTCAAATGTGGTGTCTACCCAAACCTTGAATCCCTGCTTTTTTGCAGACAGGCAGAAGTAAGTATCTTCTCCGGTTAGCGTCAGCGGTCCCTGTTTCTTTAACCCGAACTGTGTTAGGTCATAGGTGAATGTGAAGAATGGCGGTTCAAGTTTGGTAAAAACTTTGATGTCTATGAGCATAAAGCCTGTCCCGACAAAATCAACTTCAAACACTCCATGTTCTTTTGACGGGTCAACGTTTCTTACGGTTCCATCCGGGTTGACATGGAACGCCATGCACTTCGGGTGCATCCTGCCGAAGTACATACCACCGATAATATCTTTGTGCTGTTCCACCATGCGGTCAATGGCATGGGATGGAAACACCATGTCGGAATCAATGAACATAAGGTGCGTTGCGCCTTGGTCAACGGCAGCCCACACCAGCTCATTGCGCGCTTTCTCAATGTAGGTGTCAATTTTGAATTGAAATTGCGAGGGATATTTGCGGTATCGCTGCCATTCCATGAGCGAGCGCGCGGTATAAACGGGAATCATCTGCGTTGAGGGCATACCCACCAAGATTCTTATTTCATCCATATTTGAAAGATGACACTATTCTAACAACATGGTATAATAATTGCAACTATGTCCGAAGATAACTTGTATGATGACGAGCCGATGAAGAAACCGGCGCGTACCACTCTTCCGGTTCCCGATCTTGAACAGTTTGTAGAAACATATATTCCTTCCAAACTTCCGATGAACTGGCATCACCGGCTTTTTTATGACATCCTCACGAGTAAGGTTGTCCAGCATGATGACGGAAAGCTCTATCTTTACGACGGCAGGAACAAAAGACAGAACCGCAATATCCTGCTTATGGCTCCGCGTTTCCACAGCAAGAGCCAATGCTTCACCATTAACTATCCTTTATGGCGAATCTATAAAGATCAGAGCATCCGCATTATGATTGTGTCGGGCAATGATGATATTGCCGCCTCATTCAACCGCGCGATCATGGCTCATCTTGAAAACAACCAGAAACTTCACGATGAACTCGGCTATCTTGTTCCGCAGTATCCCAAAAAATGGGGAGAAAAAGCATTGCAGGTTGGCAGGGAAAATGCGCGGTATATTGAAAAAGATCCGACTGTTGCCGCAATCGGTGTAGGCGGCAAGCTCATTTCCCGCCGGGCGGACATTATTATTCTTGACGACCCTATTGATATTGAAACAGCGCGTACCAAGCAGATGCGCAATAAAACCCGCGAATGGTTTGAAAATGTTCTTCTGCCGATTCTTGAGGATAATGGTATTTTGATTGTCGTAGGGACGGCGTGGTATCGGGATGATTTATATGATGCGCTTTGGCAGGATTCAAAGTTTGACATTAAACTCAAACTCAAGGCACTCATGTACCACGAAAAATATCTGTATCAACATAAAGACGGTGTGCGGTCAATGTTTAAGTTTGTTCCGTGGCGGCTTACTGATTTCCCGATGGCTCTTAAAGCGCAGGACATATTCTCGCAGGAAGTTTCTTTGCGTTACCATCTCTACGAGAATCTGAAAGGCGGCATGATGTGGCAGGATAAGTGGTCATTTCAAAAACTGATCGCAAAAAAATTTGAACAGAATATGAGTAGTGCTTCTTTCATGCGGCAGTATCTCAATGAGCCATCAACGGAAGAAGAAAAGGTGTTTAAGGAGCGCGACCTTAAACGCATGGTTGATCGTGGGGTAGGCAAGCACCTTGTGCTTTCATGGGAAAACTCCGCACCGCAGTCCAACCTTGGCTACGGTCATCTTATCATTGCTATCGGTGTTGACCTTGCTATTTCCAAAAGCAGGGAAGCGGATAACTCTGCGATTGCGGTATGGGGTTTGACTGATGACCGGAGGCGTGTTTGTCTTTGGCTTGACTATGGCAAGTGGTCACCGGATGAAGTAAAGCAGCGGGTGTTGGATGCGTATTATAACTATAAACCGGTGAAGGTGAGAGTGGAGAATGTTGCTTTTCAGGATATGCTTCGGCAGGAATTAGCACAGGATATTCCCGTTGAGGGATTTCATACCACCAGTTCAAAAAAGTTTAACCCGGAAACCGGGCTTGCGCATCTTGCCATGCTTCTTGAACAAGATAAGCTGGTGCTTCCCATGACGCGCAAAGTTACCGAACATTTTGACAAGGTAAAACAGTTGCTTTATGAGATGCAAATTTATTCTTATGATCAACACGCCGGGGACTTGCTTATGGCTTCATGGTTTGCGCTGGATGTTCTCAAGGATTTTGATAAAAAACTGCGGGACAATAGGGGGTTTTTTAATACCGAGGCGTTAGTTGCACAGATGAAGTATATCCGTGCCGCAAGCAAGGTTATTCTTTTGTCAAAAACATTTTATAAGATTGCAGGCAATTCTTTAGTCTATGTGTTCAGACCTCTTGATGGCAAGACCATGTTTATTGAACCCGATGAGCCGTTTATGATATTTGCAACCCGTGAGGATAAATCTGTTGCGTATATTCTGCAAAAGCAGACCAATGAAATTGTCGGGCGCATTGAGGGGGATTTAACTGCTGTCATGTTCGTCAATCTCCTTGAACGGGCAAGCCAATTCTTTAACGATGCACAGGTAGTTATTGACCGGAACGGGGAAGGCGAAGCGATTTACATGGAGCTTGAGAAGCGCAGCAATCTCAACCTTCTTTGTTTTCAGCCGGACGAACATGGGCTTCCTGTTTATAAAGAGGGATTTAAGATTTCCAGCGCAACGCTACCGATAGCGGTTGACTATTTTCGGTTAAGCGTTGATCAGTTAAAATGCGAGATACGGGATGAGCAGCTTGTTAAGGAAATGGGGGATACTATAAATGTTGACGGGGACCAGATGGTTATGTCGTTTGGCAAGGGACAACGCATCAAGACTATTGCCACCGCATTATGGCTTCTTGATAACTATGAAAATACCGAAAAGCAGATGCCACAAAATGCGGAAACAATAAAGAAGAAAAAAACTTTGCAGGTTCCGTATAAGATATTTCGTTAGCGTTGACATTTCGTGAATAGAATTGTCTAATACAGAAGTATGACAATGTTTGATACTTACAAGCGGCGGCTTTCTCAATCAAAAAACCTTTGCCAAGGACATTGGGACAGGGCTATTGATAACTACAAACACTATCTCGGAAGGCTGGATGTGGGCGGAATGACCGAAACGGATTATCCTTACCAGTCAAAAATGAGTGTCCCCATTTCCTATGAAATTGTTGAAACCGTGCTTCCCCGCATTATCGGTAAAGACCCGGAGTTTACTACGGTTGCGGTTGAACCCTCTGATGTTCCGTTTGAGGGAACGAGCAAGATTGTCATTGAAAGCCAATACAATAATCCGAAACTTGAGATACTTGGGGAACCGATTTATCTCAAGCTGATTCGGGGAGTAAAAGAAGAATTGATTACCGGCAATGTTGTGTATCGCGCGTTTTGGCGCAGGGAAACTCGCAAGCGCGTTTCCTATCTCGCTAATCTTGAGAAAACCGGACACAAGGACGAGGCGGACATTGCAAAGGTTTTGGATTTGGCAAAAAAGGCTAAGGCTGATGGGGAAGTATTTTATTCTAAGAAGCTAATTGACGCGCCTTTCTTGGATGATTTTGACATCAAGCACGTTCCCTTCTTTCACTTCATGCCTGATCCGGCGTTTGCTGAACCAGGTAGGATGCGTTACAAGATTGAACGCGACTTTATGACTTTTGAGGAATTGGCAAATGAAGCGGCGATGTTCGGGTACGATCCGACAATCATGGCAGACCTAAAAAATCTGACTGATTCTGGCAAGGGCGGATTTACTCCTGACATCAGCAAGGATTTCTACCAGAAGTATTTTGAGTTGTTTTCTTCACAGTTAGCCAACAACATTACGACAACCGATGATGACAAAATTCCCATGCTTATCGTGGATAAAATGTGGATGGGAGATAAGGTTGCGGTATTTGTGAATGAAAAGTATAACCTGACCGGCGAGGAGGGCATGAAGAATCCTTACGACATTCTTGCCGATCCGTTTATCTTTGGACACGATGTAGTTATCCCCCATTCCTATTTCAGCTTCGGAGAAATTGACGCAATCAGAAAACTTGAGGACGGAATCAACGATACGCTCAATATGCGTTTTGATAATCTCCTGCAATCCATGCTTAATTACTGGCTCTATAATCCGAAGATGATTGTAAATGGCGATCAGTTTGTACCCGTACCGAACTCTTTGACTGCGGTTGCTGATGTTGAACGGGCTGTTCGTATGATTTCAGGCAAGGATGTTACACCTTCTGCATATAAAGAGGCAGATGAGCTTATGGCTATAGTACAGCGTGTAACAGGAGTGAATGATTATGTGAAGGGTAACGAGGGTGAAACGCTTGCTGGTCGGACCTACGGCGGCTTGCGTTTGATTCAGGAAGCGGCAAATGCTCGGTTTATCGTTAAGGCGCGCACTTTTGAGAAGGTTACGCTCAAGGCTCTCGGGTATTTTGCCCTTGAGATGGCGCGACAGTTCATTACAAAAGACCGAATTAGCCGTATGATGGGTGATACCGGCGACATTGAGGAGAAGAAAATACCGGCATCAGACCTTAAACAGATTAAAGGATTTATGGACATTCGGGTTATTCCGAACAGCGCAATGGCGATAGACCAGCAGGCGGAAGCTATTAAACTTAACTCTGTTGCCGATAGGTTTATGACTGAAAAGGGACCGTTTGCAAATATACCGGAAGAAGTTTATGACAAGTTTCTCTATAAGTTTTTACAGGCATACGGGATTACTGACGCAATTTATTGGGTACGGGAAATTCGTAAGGCTCGGCTGGGAGCAAAACAACCGGAAAAACCGGTAGAGCCTGCTACGCCTGTGCTTCCAGGCGCGCCTGCAATTCCGCCTGCCGGGATTCCGACCATGCAGTCAGATCAGGTGTCCGCACAGCCGAATCCTCTTGAGATGATAACCAACGCCATGCAGTTTACACCTCCGGCTTCACCACAATTACCATGAACATACTTGATGCAATCAAAGCTATGTTTGGAATTAAAACACAACCGCAAGTGCAGGCTTCTCCCGTTGTGCCTATTACAACTCCTACTGCAACACCAGAAGAATTGCGAAGGGCTGCAATGATAAAGGCGATTCAGTCAGGATTTGAAAATTGGGGAAATCCACCTGCGGCAACACTGGCGGCAACATTTGCTGACGAAGCAATGAAGTATCCCGATGTGTATAAAGACAACAACCGCTTTTTGATTCCTGCTATTTCTGTTCTTGAAAGCGGAGCTGGTTCTAATCTTACAAAACGCAAAGATGTAGCACCTGGACACCGGGCATATAACATCACGAATTGGGGTATCAATCTTCCGGCAGGATATTACGAACCTTCATCAGTTGAAAATGTTATTGAACGCACAACAAGCGGTATAGGTTCAAGAACCGGCGCATATAAAAAGTTTCGTGAAAGCGGAGGTCTGCATGATCTTGCTCCGGCGTATGCTCCTGTTTCCGATAATCCTGATTCCGGCGGCGATATTTATGCGAAACGGCTTCAAGAAGTTTTGGATGTCTTTAATAAAGCATACAAAGCTCCCTAATAATTGACTTCTTATTTGGCTTGTGCTACATTGCAAGTAATGTGGATTACTGTTTTGAACATTCTCAAAGTATACGAAAACTGCTTGCCACGGTTAAGGTGCGCGAGGGAGAGTGGCGCACAAAACTCTATTGCCCGGTATGCGAAAAATTAGAACACATACAGTTCAAGTGCAAAAGATGCCGATACACAAACGACTATTGGCAGTCCTTAAACGCATTTACTTTCCGGTGCAAAAAGTGCCGCGATACAGGAAAACCAATCGGCATACCGCAACTTCATCTCCGGCAAATCCCGTCGTGGAGGCTCAAAGTGGACGACGCGACATCCGAGGAAGTATTAACAGCCAAGTCAAACACCTTTGGGATGCCTCTGAAAAGCCGCCGAGAATGGGCGAGTTACTACGCAAACACACCATACGAACGCGAAAAGATGAGGAAGTTCAAAGAGCAAAAGAAGAAGAACATCAAAGAAGTGTTATCATAACGGAGTGGGCGAAACGGGAGGGGTATAATATCTTTGTCGCGTTCTTGCAGCAGATTGAAAGCGATGGATATTACCGGCTCCGCAATAACCACGGAAAACAACCGAATGAAAACACGGACTATTATATTGGCAAGCAAAATGGTAGGCTTGAAGTGATAGAAGATATACGCCTATTCTTTGCTGATTCTCGGATGAAGTTGCAGGAACACCTTGAATCCAAAAAAGAGGAGGCGAATAAAAATGCCGTACAAAATAATGCAGCGTGATGGAAAGTGGCTCACCGTTAATAAGGAAACCGGTGATGTAAAAGGTACGCACGACAGCCAGAAGAAGGCAATGGCGCAGATGCGCTTGTTGCAGGCTATAAAACACGGATTTGTACCGACTAAAAAATAGTATGCGACCGCTTATCAAATCTGAAAAGAAATCTGAACCGCAGAGCGATGCGGCAAAATCCTTTTGGGAAGCGGAGGAAAAAGCTAAACGGATAGAAATCCATGAAGAACAGGAGGTTTTTCATCTTACGCAAAAAGAGGCAGAGAGATGCCGTTATGAAATAATCAACCAAAATCTGCGCCTTGCGGAATGTACCGTACACCGCGATATGTTTTCCCACGGAATCAGGCTGTTTCCGCCTCATTTGTGGGGACTAAAACACGGCATTGTCTATAAAAAGGTAAATGATGAGTGGGTTAAGTGGACACCGAAAATAAGAGAAAATACGAAGCGTTTTGAGGACGCTTGACAGTAAGCTATTTGTAATGTATCATAATCTAAATTATGACTGACCAGCCTTCATTTATGCGCGATATTCCAGACACGGAAGAAGGTAAAGCTACCGCAGAAGTTTTATCTGATGCGCCAGCTACAGAAGAAACTCCCGCTACTGAAACCACCACGGAAACAAAACCAACTGAATCCGGAAAAACAGAAGAACCTAAAACGGAAGTAAAACCCGGTGATGAACCAAAAACCGAGGAGAAAAAAGAGGAGCAACCAAAAACAGAAACTCCTAAAACCGAAGAAAAGAAAGTTGAGGAAAAACCTAAGGAGCCAGTAACTTCTGCTCCGACGGAAACAAAACCAACGACAACTGATGCCGTCAAAAAGGTTGTAGAAAAACTTGCACCAAAAACTGATGCGGCACAAACAACCCGCGAGAAACTTCTTGAAACGGTTGAAACATTAAAGAAGATTCCGCTTATCAGCACCGAGATTCCAGACCCGGAGAATTATTACAATGATGATAAGACATTTAATCTTGCGGGATACTTAAAGGACTACACAAAATCCTTTTCTATCGCAATTCAGGGTGCGCTTCTTGGCGGTCCGCTTTCTGCGACCATGTTCGGGCTTATCCACGATGCGCTTCGGCAGGAAGATAGCGAAAGAGATGCACAGGTAGCAGTTCAACGGGAATCACAAACTATTCTTGATAAACTACAAACGGCATTTCCCGTCTTAAAGACTGATGAGAAACTGCAAACCCGATTTGAGCGAACTATTTATGGAGAAAAAGTACGTCGGGAAGCGCAGGCAAAAGCGGAAGGCAAAGAATTGCAGCCTATGAGTTACGAGAATTATGAAGAGCTTCTGTCTGATCTTATCTCAATGGTTCCTCCGGCTTCCCCACCTCCGCCTGATAACACGGAACAACCTAAGGGCGGTCCACAGTTATCAAGCACTACCGAACAGCCTCCTTCTGTAATTGAACAGGATATTGCAGGTATGCAGGCGGCAAAGAACAAACAGCTATTTTGATAGCACTCACTCTTCATAGAGTGCTAATTCTCCCTTATCCCTATATTATTTGCGCAATTTGACTTTCCGTTATTTAATGTTCTCATAAGTGAGATAGACGCTTCACGGAAAGGAGTAAAATAAAATTATGTCTTTAATATCAGGTACAAAAGGAACAAACAGCAATACTGATCTTCGTAAATACGATGTAGCAGACAAGCTCTACATGATAGACCCCGATTATGCGGTTCTCGCATTTTTCGCTCGGAAACTCGCAAAAGTCAGAGTTACCGACCCGGAGTTTCGCTGGTTTGATAAAGCTGCACCCTCACGACAGGATGCGGTCAATTACTCCACGAACTATACGGCGGGTGCTACAAGCGTCGTGGTTGATGATGGTACGAAGTTCCGCGCTGGCGACATTGTGGTTGATGTGTCAACCGCAGAGCATCTTTACGTCAGTGCAGTTTCTACGAATACCCTTACGGTATCTCGCGGATATGGTTCAACCTCCGCAACGACTCTTACTGATAATGATGTTCTTGTCATAATCGGTAATGTCAACGCAGAAGGCGCAGCCATTAGAACAGCTTTAACCAATCAGGCAACGAAGCGTACTAATTATACGCAGATTTTCCGTGAACCATTTGCGGTTACGGGAACCGAGGCTTCTACAGAGCTTTACGCCGAAATGAACGATATGGCATCCCTGCGACGGGAGCATTTGCAGATTCACTTGAGAGACATTGAGCGATCTTTCTTCTTTGGCGAAGCTAAGGAAGACACGAGTGGCTCACAGCCGATCCGGGCAACAGCCGGCGTCAAGTCCTTCCTTTCAACGAATCTGACCAACGCAAGCGGAACGCTTACGGAGGCGGAGTTTGAGGCGTGGATTGAAAGTCTGTTCGTAAAAGGCGGTGAGAAAAAGATGGGCTTCCTATCTCCTCTTATCGCTTCGGCAGTTAATTCTTGGGCGAAAGGAAAATTGCAGATGTTTCCGAAGGATAAAACCTACGGAATTGCCATCAGCAAATACCTTTCAATTCATGGAGAGCTTGATTTCGTAATTGAACGCCTGTTTGCTGAAAACAGCACATGGGCTGGTTATGGATTCGGGGTTGATATGAGCTTGGTCGGTTATCGGTATCTTGGCGGAAACGGGATTAGTCGCGATACTAACCTCTTAAAAGATCGCCAAACAGCCGGGGCTGATGAAGTCAAAGAAGAATACTTGTCCGAGATTGGGTTATGGTTGGCTCTTGAAACCCGACATGGGCTTCTTTACGGAGTTACCAGCTACTCATAACAGGCACTAAAGAGTATTGTTGAGAAAAGCGGCAGCTTGCGGCAATGCCGCTTTTTTCGTGGTACTTGACAAATGACACATTGTAAAATATACTATCTTTGTATGTTGTTCATCACTCCCGCAAGAAGTAATCTCAAGGTCATCGTTTTCCCCGCGCAGTATCTTTATGACAATCTTGGTAACCGCCGGTATCAGGCTGGCAAGTCAGCACAATTTGTTGACGGTCTTTTTGAAACAGATGACAAAGAAATCATTGACTTTCTGTTAGCAAGTCCCCGGTGTGGCATAGACTATATGGTTCAAAAAGGACAGGGAATTGATGCTCATGTTAGCCAGGAAGGTCAAGAAGAACTTGCAAAAGAGGCAGAAGCCCTATCAACGACCGTTCATTCATGCCCTAACTGCTCCTTCAAAGCCAAAAATGAGGCTGGCTTAAAATCCCACCTTCGCCTCAAGCACGCCGACGAATAATTAGTTGACTATTGCTTAAATAAATTGTCTAATGTGTTTATCTATGATAAGCACATTGTCGCCTATTTTGATTGAAACATCTAACCTTCTCAATGAGGGTTCAACTGATACTTCTTCAAAACGCATCTCTTTTGGCAATCGGGCGATCAGGCGCGTACTTAAGGTTCGCCGGTGGAATTGGGCGCGATTATCACACACACTCACCGTTGTTGACGATACACAGGAGTATGATTTGAGTTCCGAAATCAGTGACTATAACCCGAATTGGGGTATCTATGAAGTATATATGGACGATGAAAAAATGACCCCGATAGACTACAACCAAAAGGAAAACACAACCAGCGACCATTTCTATCTCAAGCCCGACGGAAAAACCATAGGATTTACCAATGACATTGATGGAGATGAGGATATTGAGATTTGGCATTATCCGCGATGGGTTAATGTATCTGCCGATGATACGACTTTCAATCTGTCAATACCGGAAGATATGCTTGGGGCGATCTGTCTTTTGATGAAGGCAATGGTACATGGAGCCAAACGCCAGCGTTACGACGAACGGAATGCCTTGGTTGATTACAAAGAAGAAATTGAGGAGCTTGTTTTGCAGGATGCCTCTAATAAAATTAAAGACCTTCCGCAGAATGTTCCGACTATTTTTACCTATAACAAGTTCAATCGTACCTACTCCTATTGATATTCTCCATAAAAAATTGTCTAATGTCCCTATATGCGAGAAGGGGCAGGATTTTACAGTCAAAGGATAGCAACATTGCCGCGCAGAAAACCGTGGGACTTTGAGGGTTGGGAGCGCGGGGAAAACTCTTTTGCGGAAGACAATGAAATCCGCAACAACGAGTTTTATGAGGGGCAAAACATAGAGATTGTCGGCAAGGCTTCTATCCGTATGCCGCGCAGGGGTGCAACACTTTTTGCGACAGTTGCAGGCGGCGTTAATTTCAACGGGTGGGGAATCTATAAAAACCCGGTTACTTCAACAAACCTTCTGATCGTCATGGTTGACGGTCATGTCTATAAAATTAACACCAGCGGAACGGTAACTGAAATTGACGGTACAAAGACTTGGGACGCTTCGGCAAAAATGCGGGGGATTCTTTTGCGAGATTGGTTCTATTTTGGTAATGCGGTTGACTATCTGGCAAAAACTGACGGCAGTACCATTGTTGAATGGACAGCGGTAACAACCCCTGCGGGATTAAGCATTGCGCTAACCGGTGCAGGAAGCGATGCGGCGTATGAGTATGGCGTTACTGCAGTAACCGATACGGGAGAAACCGAAATTTCTGCAACGGACAGCGATATGGGACCGTCAACGCTGGATGCCACCCATTATTTTACGCTTACTTGGACCCGTAAAACCGATTCCAATATGCGTGGATATAATGTCTATCGGGCAAAAGACGACGGAACAATGACGCTTTTGACTTTTGTTGCACAGCAATCATCCGGGGCAACCATGACCTATGTTGATAACGGCGCGGAAGAACAATCGCTTATTCACGAAGCTCCGACATTTAACACTACTGGCGGGGTTAAGGCAAACCTGTACGGGTCTTATGCCAATACTCTTTTTATGTCTGGCAACGATACCGAGGTTGATACGGTATTCTATGGAGGCACAGGCACAAATTGGGAAAGTTTAGCTCCCTCTGACAATGGAGGATGGGTAAAACCCGGCAGGGGCGACGGAGAAAAAATTACCGCAATGATTGGGTTTTCTGACTTCCTTCTTATTTTTAAGGAAAACTCCATTTGGAAGTTTACATTTGGTTCTGATGGAGGACCACTTCTAACCGCAGTTATTCCGCAATATGGCACTCGCTCACCTGATACGGTTTGGCGCATGGAAAAAGACATTGCCTTTTTCGGCTCTGACGGAAGATTCCGTATTCTTGGGTGGGAGCCAACGCAGCTTAATGTTATCCGTACCAGCGACATATCAAACAGGATTCAGCCAAAGTTGGATGCACTTGATAAAACTGACCTTGACGCATTTCACGCCATATTTTATGAACAGAAGTTTATCGTATGTGATAAAACCGTAGCGTTTCCTTATGACCGCCGGTACTTAGGGTTCTTGGGAAAATGGACAAACTATCTTTATGACCGTTTTATTGTATGGGATGCAGGGACAGGACAAAACAAGCTGTATGGCGCACAAGTTGGAACTGGCGAAATCCACCAACTTCTTGTTGACAATACTTATGATGATGTGGGTGATACGATTCCCGCAACTTTCCGCGTCAAACGCATAGATGGCGGTGAAGATATGCTTCTCAAGTATTTTTATGATCTTAAGGTAAAGCTCAAGAATCCGCGAGGCAATATGTCGCTGTATCTTTACAAAGACGGCTCCACGCTTGTTAATACCAGAAGCGTTACTTTTGATACCGGTGGCGGAATCGGTGAGTATATGTTTGACGAGGCAATGTTTGACGAAAGCATTGCTATTGACAGCGTGCCAGATGCGATATTCCTGCTCAAGAAACTCCTTGAGTTTGAAGCGTACTCCATTTATCCGCAGATTGAAGTAACCGGCAACGAGTTCAATCATTGTCTTGTACAGACAATGGCAGGGACTTTTGAGGTTGAGGACTACGACTACGAGCGTGATGAAACGATCATAGACTAACATTGACATTTGCCAACTGGAATTGTCTAATATAACTATATGGCGTTAAAGCATTTACCACAAGGAGAACGGCTTTTAAGCGGCACTTTGTCTGCCCTTCTTTCGGATGTTGCCACTACAATGACGGTATCAAACCCTCCGGCTTCAAGCAAACTCCCTACTTACATTGAGATTGACCCGGATAGTGATGATGACCGTGAAACAGTACGCGCTACAAGTGTATCGGGTAGCGTTGTAACCATAGAGCGCGGCGTTTATAGCGGCGGAGTTGGAGTTGCGCACCTTTCTAACACTCCTTATAAGCAAAAAATTACTTCAAAACATTGGGATTTTGTGGTTGATGCGCTTGAAAACGGGTATCTTACCGAAGATGCCTCACTCACTTTTACCCGGAACTCTACCAGTCAATTCAGAATAAACAGCGTTGACCAATCTTCTTATTACACCGCCGGGCGTAGGGTACGCATAAACGGATCGGTTGTGGTTACTGTGGTTTCTTCAACCTATTCAGGTGGAAACACAGTAATTACGGTTTTGGAAACAACGGTTCCTACACCGATTACGGCTGTTGAGCTTGCCGTTGCCCGGATTGGTTATGCCAATGATCCCGCGCTGGATGTTCTATTAACCGAATCTCCTGCTTCTGATACTACGGCGACGGGTCTAAAGACAACTTTTACGGCAGGCGAGAGTGTAGTTTTTGGCAATGTCTGCTACTATAAATCCGATGGCAAGATGTGGAAAGCTGACGCAAGCGCGATCGCTACAGCAAGCGTGGTTGGTATAGCGTTGGCAACTATATCGGCTGACGCATCGGGCAGTTTCCTTCTTTTGGGAATTGCAAGGGATGATAGCTGGAACTGGACAGTTGGCGGTTTGTTGTATTTATCGGAAACAGCCGGGGCGATTACACAGACTGCGCCGACAACGACAGATAGCGTAACACAGATTTTGGGAGTTGCTACCCATGCTGACCGGATTTACTTCAATCCGCAGTTAGTACAAGTAGAACACACATAAATTATTAAAAGGAGTAAAAAATAATAAGTTATGAATCTCTGCTACACCAATAATCCGAACTCTCTCTTTCGCAAATACGCGAAGCTCGTAACGTGGTTTGCAAACACTAATTTGGGTCGTGATTACCTTAAACACGACAATTTTTATATTCCAAACGAAAAAATCGGTCTTTTGCTTCCTAATGGGTATATTAAAGCTGGAACTGTCGCTAAAGATAAAATAGAGGCACAGCTTGTGGTAACAACTCGCGCTACATTTGCACCAAAGATTTATCCTGCCCTACAAACAATTGATCTTGTTTCTCATTGGATACGGGATTTTGATGAGGCAAAGGAACTTCTTGCGTGGTATTTAGGACTTCGTAGGCAACCCCTATGGGCATCACAGGCATTATATGTAAGATTTGCTGAAACAACCTTTAATCCTAACGCACACCCAGAATCTACAAGTGTAGATGGACAGGTTTATCGTGCAGGCGGTAATGAAAGTTATGCAACATGCAGAAGTTCAGCCGGAACTTACTCGGACGATAGTTCAGCAACTTTTGGAGGAACAGCTATAAGGCATTTCAGACAAGCATCAAATTATGATATGTCTCGTTTTATTACACTTTTTGATACTTCTGCTTTAACAGCGGCCGCAGTAATTTCTGCGGCAACCGCAAGTCATTACGGAAATGGAAAGAACATAGATTCAGGTAAAGATTTTAATATTAACTTACTCGTTGCTGTTCCCGCAAGTAATACCGCTCTTGTTGCTTCTGATTATAATATCGCAAACTGGACAATGACGCTTCAATCTGATACGCAAACAAGTACATCTGTATGGAATACGGCGGCATATAATGATTTTCCCTTAAATTCTACTGGCCTTGGAAATATAAGCAAGACGGGAATAACAAAGTTCGGATGGTCAACGGCAAATGACAGAACCAACACTGATCCATCATTGTCCGCCGGTCAAGACGAGCGGATTGATATTGTTGCGGCGGAAGGATCAAATAAACCAAAACTTGTCGTTACCTATACGATACCATCGTCTATTAAAAAGGTTTCCGGTGTATCCTATGCCTCACTTAAAAAAATCTGTGGTATATCCATCGCCAGCGTTAAAAAGGTGGCAGGAATCGCATAATCTATGAGAAGCAATGACACAATGACATGGTTTCAGTTTAACAATATCTTTCCGATTATTGTTACTTTTGTCGGACTTGCTGTTTCTTTTACCGCTTGGACTACCCGAGTGTCTGTTTTGGAAACCAAAATGGACTTGGTTTTAGAACAGCAACATCAGATTCTTACAAAATATACGGGAGTAGAAACCCGTTACGGAGAGTTAAGTTTGGCTGTCAAAGAAATACAAACGGTCTTGAGAATGAAATAATTTATGAAGCTGTCTGTTCCATTGGTTGCTTCACAACGCGACCCCAAATGGTCTGGGATTCTTCTTGGGTACAACACTAATTCAAAGTTCACTATCGGTAATTACGGTTGTCTTATTACCGCTCTTGGAATGTATGTCAATAAACAGCCGGATGAAGTCAACGCGATTCTCAAGGATAATTCAGGATTTGACGCTGGGGGCGGCTTGTTCCGGTGGTATAAGTCCACGGTTCTCGGACTGAATCAAACCTATCTTTCCCCTAAATATGACGGTCCAGTTACGGTTCAGGGCATCACGAAAATTAAGGAATTGCTTGATAGCGGTTTTCCCTTAGTGTGTGAGATAGATTTCAACCCGGCAACAGAAAGCGAGGAAATGCACTTTGTTTTATTGTGCGGATATGACGGAGATAAAATCTTTGCGGTTGATCCTTGGACCGGACAGGTTATAGACCTTGATGTTTATGGCGGTCCAAAGCGGGCTATTATTCAATTCCGTTCATATGACAAACAGCTTCCAAAATCAGATGCTCTTGATTTGCAGGTTGAACTAACAAAGATTCGCGAGGAACGGGACAGAAATTGGAATTGGTTTGTAGCAGTCTGTGAGGTATTGGGAGTAGGTGCAAGTTTAGAGGCGGCAGTCAATGAAGCAAAAAAACTGGTTGGTAACGATGATGCGCTTGCACAAAAAGACAAGCTCTTAAAAGAAGCTAATGACAAGATTGTTGATCTTGAGGTACAAATGAAGGCATTGTCTGAAAATCACGAGAAAATGCGTATTGAAAATGCAAAACTCACAATGGAAGCAAAAGAGCGTGAAGAAATACTGCAAAAAGAAATAGATACAAGAAAAACCTTGCAGATTGATCTTGAGGATTTGAAGAAGAAACTAAACTTTCCCGTGCTTACCGGATGGAAAAAACGCATTTATAATTGGTTGATACGAAATTAAGGGGGTGATTTCTATGGCGAAAAAATATGATCTAAAAATGGCGGTTATTAAACGATGGCTTCGTACGCTTCTGCCGCAGGTTCCTGCGGGAGTTGCATATCTTACAGGACTTTCGGGAACGGTTGATTTGCCGTCATGGGTCGTCCCTTCGCTTATGCTCTTGGGAACGATTGCAACGGCTCTTGATAAGTTCTTGCGTGAGGTGGGTTGGTATGACCGCGTAATGGAAACTTTTATTCAGTCTTGATATGCCAATACACAACGAAACGAGATACGGCAAAGCCCACGAATGGGCAGTGGGGTGCTATACGTGCGCGGAGAATGAGTTTGATACTGTATTCTGGCGCAGGGTAGCGGGGTTTGAGGTTGATCTTGAAGCCAATGTTGTAGCCACGCGGCATGATCAGCTTTTTGATCATGAACACGATGTGGTGATATACGAATATAAACCGGAGAGTAGGATTTGTTGACATTGGTGGATGGAATGTAAACTAACTATGCCTTTCCCCGAAAAAGTCAGACGATGGGCATTAGAAGTAACAAGGGGAAAGTGCATAACTCCGATATATGATGAGCAACACGGCTGGCACTTGTGTGGTGCGATTGCTACGGATGTAGATCATCTGGAACCGGAAAGCGTTGTGCTATATGAGGGCGGCGATCCGAACAATGATGCAACACCGATCCCGCGTTGTAAAAAACACCATACGGGGAGTGGCATGACCCAAGACGACGAACACGGTGAAACCTATCTGGCCCCGTGGAGCGACGAGAATTGGAGCAGGCATCCCGATATGGGGGCGGCGCTGGACGAATACCGGAAGGGCGATCTGGATGCGTTCAGGAGTGCGGCAAAGAAGCATATAGAATTGTACGAAGCTGGCGTACGTTTCTGGAATGAGGATGAGGGATCGGAACGATACGAAAAGGAGTTATTTGACCGAATGGCCCAAGAGTACGGGGTACCACGACCCGACGTGAAGCCGCACAAGCTCGCAGGAAAACGGAAAAAGAAGGGGTGGTTTGAGGGACTATGGGAGTAGAAGGTAAACTGTTTGAAATCCGCAGTAAAGACGTGCCGTTAGGCGCGTTTGTGGTAGTATTACTCCCAGAGGATGTAGAACCGGGAAGCGAAGTAAGTTTGAAAGATTGTGCCATTGCATTTGAAGGGACGGGCAATCTTGCCGGTGACCTCATCGGGCAGGGAGTCGTCATCAACCTGGTAGACAAGGGTGGGATGGTAGGCGTTGTCCTCAATCCCGATGAACCCGCGACTATAACAGGAGAAGATTTACCGGATCATGTGGAGTAATCATGTCAGAGTTTTCACCGGAAACTGCGGGGGTCATCTTCACAATGGAGATGATCGCCGATACCGTGTACGCATACTACATAGCGAGGGTCACGGAAAAGAAGGCGTTACAGGCGACGCTGGCCTCTCTATTCTTTTATGGGGTGTCAATTTATAGCTTTTACAACGTGATTGAAAATCCTTTATACTTCATCCCCGCCGCGTTGGGAGGGGCTACTGGTACATATATATCTATAAAGATGGATGGCTGGCGGAGAGAGGAGATGCAGGAGGCAGAGGATTTGTCGGATGAGGAGATTATCTACCAAAGATTTGAATGATATGAAAAATCCTGACGAACCCATAAGTATAACAAGGGAGGAGTTGCCGAATGATGTATCACCTTTTTAGAATTAAGTCATCGTAGGTCAATACAGAGGCTTGTTTTTGAGGCTAATTTCAAAAAACGCTTTCCCCGTACTTGTGAAGGGTTACTCGCTGATCCGTAACGGTTATCACTAAAAATATCGGATCCCTTGTCCTGAAATCCAGTATTCTCTTGCCGGTAAAGATAACCGGACCGAAGCGCAAATAGACTATCCCTTGATTTCCGTTATAGCGTTCCTTCTTATATTTTCCATTGGGGGCTTTTTCTTGAGTTGCATCGCATAAATCATAGTATGCGGTACTCAATGAAATGCGAAACTCCCGTAATCTATCTTTAGCATGATGGCTAAACACTATCGGAAGCTCCTCACCATATAAGGTGAATCTCGGTTTTCCACTCATGGTGTCCTCCTATGATTTCTCCTTTCCATTTTTTGATAAGCCTGTCATCAGCGATAATTCTTGCTTCCTGTAACAGGTCGTTTATAGACCCCTCGGCGTTGTCGTTATCCTGTTCCAGTTTCCCTTTCTGGTAAAACTTATATTCAATTTCAACCGGCGTAGTAATTGGTTCTGGAAACATCTTGCGAACGGTCATAAGTTCGTACAGTGCATTTTCCAAAAACTCCTTATATGCTTTTGATGGAATGAAAAACGCTCTGCCTCGCGCATGGATTAACTGTTTGGAGTTCTTTTTGCTTGCTGGTCTGCCGTGGATGGTAATACGAATTTCATTCATGTTTTATGGCTTGAGCCTGTTCGTTATTAAATTGTCGCATTTCTTTTAATAATTCACGCCTTTTATTGTGATTAAGCCTTTTGTAAAGATTTTTCCCTTGCCGAACTTGGCTATCATTATAACCCATGTTTCTATTAAACTTCCGCAGTATTTTATTTACGCGACTTGTCATAAAAATTTCCAGTAACAGTATTGTTCATTCGTAGAATTTTTACCTCTACCATACCTTTTGTAAAACCTTTTTTATCTAAAAACTCCATAATTGCATAGCCGTTCTCTCCACGATGCACAATCGTTCCGACATCAAGTTCTTTTGGTATATAATCCCATTCTTCAATTGCTACAGATGATTTCATTTTATACACAGCTCTCCTCTATCGGATGGGTACGTTCGGGTAATTACCCTCCACGATTTATCATGTTTACGGGACTCAGCATCTCTCCCCATGCCCACCCGATAGAAAAGAGCTATTCCTTAATTTTTGTTTTCATCCCTTTCAAAAGCTCCCTCCACGAATAGTACCGCTCTAAAACCTTGTTGACTGCTACCGATCTCCTTTCTTTCAAATTCTATTTTCATCTCCTCCTCCTTCCACCAGCTTCTGATCCACTAAGTATTCAAGCATGAGATTCCTCGTCTACTATCCCACTTTGTAACAATTTTTCTGGGTTATTTATTCCACTACTAAATAAACTGATAATGACAGCCAACTTATTATGATCGCTCATGTCAAATCGTGTCGGCTCACGCATAAGACGCAATCTCCCTGTTTTTTCCGAATACCAAAGCACTCCCCATTTCGGACTTTCGTACCACATACCCATAAGAAAATCGGGACAAAGAATATAACAATAATTAGCAAGCCCGTTGAGATGCTCTGCATTATATTCCTTATCTTTTTGACTCCTGCTTTTATAATCATTTTTTGACACCTTTACCTCAATGGCGGCGGTATCAAAATTACGGATATTGCTGATCCCGTAAGCATCAATAATGCCCGCCGGTGTCGGCCATTCCTGTGCTCTCACCCAATACTGCTTATTCGCTAAATATGCGATAGCCTTCTGTTGTAATTTTTTATGTAAATTGCTCTTCATATTAGCTTCTGATCCACCAAGTGTTCAAAGACTATAAAATACGAATGATACTCCACAATAAAAGCTGTGTATAAATACCTGCCAAAACAAATCCTAATGTCAAGCCAAATAAAAAACTTCCTACCTTCAAGTCGTCAAGAGAATAAATTGTTTTCTTCATACTCCTCCTTTCCACCTCCCGTGGGGAGGGTCATTGTTAATCAACTTTTTTAGTAATCAACTTTAATTCTGTATCAATTCCGATAATAGCCAAAGACGAATATGTACTCTCATCTTCTTCAAGCCATAAAGGTTTGTATTCTTCTATGGTAAAATTTCCACCTTTATATCCAACAAACTGTAAGCAAAGTAAAGATTCTAAAACTTTTGCGAGTTCGTTTGCATTTTGTGACAAACTATCTGCTTTGACTACATTTTCTTTTTCCCATTTTTTATATTTATATTGAAAATTATCTCCTCCGTAATCATTAAATTCTTCTTTTTCCGCATGGTATCCAGATGATTTAGTGTATAAAGCAATCTCAGTATATGAACCACGCCACGAACCTATCCCTTTTATTCTTTTGTCAAATAAAGCGTTAGGCGGTGCTTCTTTTAATGCTTTAATCAAATTACCATAGGTCAAATGATAACTACTTCTATCTCTTGCCGTATTTTCATTTATTAAATTTACTAAATGTTGCATGTTCATACTTTTCCTTTCCCTCTCCTCCCGTGGGGAGGTTTATACCTCCTCCAATGTCTTTATTCTTTTAAGCATCCAAGTGCGGATTTTGGTGATAATATTTTTATCCGCCAACGCCGCATCATGGATAGATTGCCGTTGTCGCTTTTCAGACCTGAACGTAGGAATTTATATTTCATACCCCCTTCCTTTCTCGGAGGGCGGAAAGAGCTTTACGATCATTTTTCCACTGTTTGTTATACACTCGTTTTCCACAAACAAGACACCGATAATACTTAGAGCCTACAATACCCATTTCCTGATGATCTCCTGTTCCCAAAAACTTATGGCCTTGTTTTTCAAAAATAAAACCATATCCCACCACACCCATTGAACCTTTCCCCAAAAAGATAAACTATTCCAATGCTTTTTCAACATTTCATCAAGGGTAATAAATCGTTTTTCTAATGATGCTTTTTTCATGATTTTTAACCCCTTTCTCGGAGGGCGGAACCTTTATATCTTGATGAGCTTGGATTATGACAAGAACACATATAAATATCTCCGCAAACGAGACAAGAGTTTCTATTTATCAACTCCTCCCGTTGACGGGCGAGGAGGGAACGGATAATAACTTTAACATAATCTCCTATATCTCTTTTAAGAGCACGTCCAATCTTCTCTTTCCCCTTAAAGTATATGCCCCATCTAAGAAAGGTATTGTTTGGATTAAGCCAAACATTATCAAACTCCTTTTCCCAATCTTCCCGTTTCCCGCTACAAATATCACAATAATTTGGATAATACAGATGGTCGCAGAAACCACTTGGGTTCCGCATTGATACATCACGTTTACAATGTTTACAAAGTTTTTTTCCATGACTTGTCCCGACGGTTTTTATTGATGACTGGCAACGGGTGCTTTTCATGATGGCAACCACTCAAAGTACATAAGCCGGTAGGTTCCTTTTCTGCCGAACTTATCATCAAAAACCCTGTAGGTTAATGGCTTCTGACCGTTCGTAATAATCATGTGTTTACCTCCGAAGGTTACTTGTATATCGCCTTTTTCAAGATACTTGTCGGGACAAGCAATAAGGGTTTTTCCTGTATAAATCGGATTAACCCGTTCGCCGGAGATAAGTTTTTTCAGGCTATAAAATTTCATAGTATCCCTTCTTTCTGAAATGCTTGCTCTATCTCAAATCCGTATTTAGTTATAATAGTATCAACTTCATTTCTTACTCGGTCGTTCCAGTAAAGGATGCTCACATCGTAGTTATGTTTTGCGGGATTATACCGATACACCATGCCGCGTGTTGCCGGTTGTCCTGCTAACTCTGCGGTAAATAAATAGAACGGAACCTGCAAAGTGTTTGCGTAATCCGAACTGTCCATGATCTCGCTGCATTTTATTTCAATGATGTCATTTCCTGCCCGGATGTCTAACTCTGCTGATAAATCAAAATCTGCAAACGGCGTAATGATTTTCTGATTCGCAATGACATCTCCCGTTAATGGTATCCCACCGAGCTCATCCGGCAACCGGCTCTCTTTCATAACAATCTCTTTAACCATTCTGTCAAACATCATCCCGCGTTTCATGGCTTCCGTCGGTTCCTTGTCCTCAACATGAAGATAAAGCTTCATCGCGTCTTCCCGGCGACCATGTTCCCACAAATTAAGCAGGCTATAGCTGATGCGCAATTTATTCTTTTGGTTCATAGCCCCCCTTTGCT